TGATCGACACAAAATCATCTAACTTCTTAAGGCAGTTTGACGCTCGTGTTCGTGACTCGGTAGACCAGTCTGCAGAACCTGGCGAATCTGCAATTAACCCACAAGGTCTATGGCGCAGGTCTCAGTCTTCATGGCATTACGGAGCTGGACAGAACTATTCAGATACGTCTGATGCAGAGCCATATAGGTTCCGTTCAAGCAAGGGTGTAAACGTCTGGGATAAAGGTAAGTTGTCTTTGCTTCCTGACACAACCCAGGCGTACTCAAGTGCAAATACAAACCTTCACATGACTACTGCGGACGGCCGCATTTACGGAACAGATGGCCAGAACGTTAGGTACACATCGGACTGGTCAACTTTTACGACAGTTACTAGTACAGCTGCGTCAAATATCTACAGTATTACTTCAGACGGTTACAACGTATTTTTTTCTTACGATAACGGTGACATAGACCAGACGAATGCCGGGACATCAGCGGCATCGCACTACATTACCGGCATTGAGGCTGGAGTTTTGGCATACGTACGTGGTCGTCTAATGGTGGCTGGCCAGGGTGCAGACAAACAAAAGATTTGGAACATAGTGACTCCAGCAGGATCGTCTGCAAATAACCCTTCTGCTTTATACACTCACCCAAACACTAATTTTAACTGGGTTGGGTTTGCTGGCGGTCAGAACCAAATCTATTGCGCTGGATACGCTGGCAACAAGTCCTTGATTTATAAGACTGCGATTCAGCCAGACGGATCAGCTTTGGCTATACCAACCGTGGCGGCAGAGTTGCCATTGGGTGAAATCGTTACTAATATAGATGCGTACTTGGGGTACGTTGTCATTGGATTGACGACAGGGTTGCGGTTCTGCTCTTCGGACAACGACGGCAACCTTGTCGTTGGTCCATTGATTGAGACCGGAACATCCGTAAATGCGTTTGCGGCTATAGGTCAATACCTCTACTTTGGCTGGACAAACTATGACAGCGTGTCTACTGGAATTGGTCGACTAGATATCAGCACGCAGGTTTCCACAAACCAACCAGCATATGCTTCCGACCTGATGGCTACCGGCCAAGGAACCGTTGTGGACATCCACGAATTTGACAACAAGGTTGTGTTCACGGTTGCTGGACTTGGCGCTTACCGCCCACACCCAACGAACTTAGTTGCTTCCGGAACTCTCAATTCAGGTATCTACCGTTGGGGTGTACCAGACGCAAAGTTTATTCCTAAGTGGGACTTGAGGACAGAGCCACTCAACGGAACTGTGCAAATCTCTGTAGCTGCAGACTCAGGACAATTCAACAGCGTTGGTGCACAGACAGTTCAAAACTCTTTAGAATCCACATTTGATGGGCCTGAGACCAAGGTGTTTGAAGCCGAGGCTCGACTCACACTCACCCGTTCTGCAGTGTCTGCATCCAATGGGCCTGTCGTAACTCGCTGGCTGGGTAGGGCTTATGCTGCTCCGTTGCGCTCACAGATATTCTCTGTACCAATCCTCTTGCACCACAAGCTGAACATCCGTGGATTTGAGTACTACGTGGATGTTGACGTTGAACTTTCATACCTGAGAGACCTGGTGGAAAACCCACGTGTTGTTACCTACCAGGAGAACTTTGATACACACTCGGTAATTGTGGAGGACGTTCGTTGGCAGCCATTGGAGCCATCTGGCAGTCATAATGCTTGGGACTGGAACGGAACCTGCGTCTTAATTATGCGTAGTGTAAGATAGTCCCGTATGCCTGCCTTTACACGACGTCAATATGCTGGTGCTGCTCCGGCGACCACAATTACTGCTGGTATTAACACTAGTGATACCACCTGCTCTTTGGCCTCTGCAACCGGATGGCCTTCAACAGCCGCTGTTCCATTTTATGTGGTCATTGACCCAGGCACTTCTGCTGAAGAAAAGTGCAGCGCAACAATTTCTGGAACAACGCTAACGCTCACTAGAGCGCAAGACGACACGGCGGCAAGTAGCCACTCCGCTGGTGCAACCATTTACCCTGTGTTTACGGCTAACGATGCAGATGAAGCAAACGAGCTTGTTGCAAAGCTAACAACAAAAGGTGACCTTCTCGTAACTACTGGTTCTGTACTTAACCGTTTGGGAGTAGGAACAAACTTTCAATGCCTTGGTGCTGATTCCGCTGCGGCGAACGGCGTAGCTTGGCAGGATTCACCTAGGTCTATTGTGACTACAAAAGGTGACATTGTTGCTGCTACAGCGGCAAACACCCTTGCTCGTGTTGGTGTTGGAACTAACGGTTTCGCTTTGGTTGCTGACTCTGCTCAATCCGCTGGTGTAAAGTGGGCTAACGTTGGCGAAGACGATCAAACAGTTTTAGGCTCACAGATTTTCGGATAAAGGAACAAACACATGGCAACATTTAGTAAAAGCACTCTTAGCGGTTCAACAGATGGTAGGGGAATTCTTGTAGCAGCAACCGCTACGGCTGGAACACTGATCCACACCGGGCCAACAGTTACCACATCGTTTGATGAAATTTGGATGTACGCACAGAACACATCTGCTTCAGCGGTAAAACTTACTGTTGAGTGGGGTGGTGTGACTGCACCTAACGACCACATCGAATTCTCAGTTCCCCCAGAATCAGGTTTGTATCTGGTTGCACCAGGTCTGCTTATCAAGGGAAATGCTACTGCGCTTATTGTTCGTGCTTTCGCCGCGACAACAAACGTTCTGACAATTCACGGCTACGTCAACAAGATTGTTTAATCAATGACCAGATATTCGGGTCGTACGCTTACTGAACAACCATCTGTAACTAGTTGGGGTCAAGTGCCTGCAACTGGCATTGGTGTTGTCGCTGGTTATGGTGTTGCCACAGGCACACCAACAGTTAGTTCAACATTCGCAGTATCAGCATTGAACTATCAGCGCATTGATTTCACAGCATCGTCAACACTTGTCGTGTCTCAAAGCGGGCTTTTTGATGTGCTTATGGCTTCGGGCGGTGGAGGTGGTGGAGAAGGTACTGGTTACGGTGGTGAAGGCGGTGGTGGTGGTTCGGCTTCTCAGTTAATTCAACAAACAATCTATTTGCCTGCGGCGACTTACACAGTGACAATTGGTGCAGCAGGGGCACAAGGCTTCGGTGTAATTTTTGCTGGTGGCACTGGTCTGTACACATCAGGTTCAACTAATTATTTTCTGTTAGAAGCGTCTGCAGGCGTTGTTGGTGGGCAATCTTGGGGTGGTGGAAACAAGGCTTACAACGGTTCAGGTGCTTCTTATCGTGGTGGATATGGTGGCAGTCCATCAGTTTCGGGAACAGGCATAGGTGGATTCGCTGGAGGTGCATCAAATGGTGTGAACGCTGCTGGTAACGGCGGTGGTGGAGGTGCAGGTGGTGCTGGTGCATCTGGTGCTCGTGGCGCTGGCGTAGCACTTTCGTTTACTGGCTCGTCAGTAACTTATTGCCAAGGTGGTTTGCCTGCGTCTGCAACAACTGGTGCAACAAATACTGGTTCGGGTGGTGGCGGTGCAACTGGTGCAAACGCTGGAAGCAATGGTGGTTCAGGCTTTATGTGTGTGAGATGGAGGGTTGCATAATGGCGCACTTCGTAAGAATAAACAACAACAACGAAATTGATGAAGCAATTGTTGTTGCAAACAGTGACATAGACGATTTGCCTTACCCTGCAAGCGAACCTGTTGGACAAGCGTATATCGCAGATGTGTTGTTGTTAAACGGTCAATGGTTGCAAACTTCCTACAACAACAATTTCCGAGTTCGTTATGCAAGCGTCGGCATGGTGTACAACTCAACACTTGATGAGTTTGAATATAAACAACCACCTGAATGGATGAGTTAATAATGGAAAAAGTTAAAGCATTTATTTACAACAATCCAGTACGAGTTGCAGCATTTGTCTCATCGGCAGTTGCTTTGATTGTTTCATTTGTCGTGCCAGACGTGCCAACCGAGCCAGCAATCGCTTTTGTTCTTTCAGCTCTTGGACTCGGTGAATTTGCACAACGTGCAGAAGACAAGAAGACAATGGAAGCCTTGTTTAGTGAAGTCCCCAAGGACGAGTAGTGCCAAAACCGAACTGGCCTGTCAAACCTATTCGTTGGTGTGAACATCTTAAAGGCAAGAAACCTTCTCAGATTACACCAGCTATGGTCACCCCCATCACGGGCGGAGGGAAGCTGGAGAAGTGCGCTGCGGCAGCATGGGAAGAAATGGTGGCTGCGGCTCGTGAAGCTGGTGTCAAGCTAGTTGCAGTTACACCCGGCGACACACTTCGATCTATTGCGCAACAAACTGCTGGATTCAAATCACGCTATCAGTTAGAACCAATCCCTGGTGTGTCTACTAAAACATGGAATGGTCAAACCTGGTACCTAAAGCCAGGTAATGCAATGCTTGCAACCCCTTACGATGACCCGGCAAACGACAAGGCCCGTGGATCTAGGCATCTATATGGCATAGCTATTGACGTGCGTGAAGCTCATGGGGATACCCTACGCTGGCTTGTCGCAAATGAGACAAAGTACGGGTTTTCCCACGAAGTCTTGGGGGATGCCAACGGCAAGGGAGCAGAGCCATGGCATATTCGCTACGTAGGAAAGCCTGCATGATATGGACGCTGGGCTTGCAACTATTTGGGCTGCTTGTATTGGCGGTGGTTTTTCTATCCTAGCCGTAGTGGTCCAAAAGTTTAAAGCCGAGAACAAGAAAGACCATGACACCGTCATGGCAATGTTGCGTTTAATGCGACACTCACAAAGGCGTACAGAGGACAAGCTGGATAGTGTCTCTGAGCGGTTGACCAACCACATAGAGCAACATAACAAATAAGGTTGCAATTTAAAAAATTTGGTGATTGACTGTAGGCGGGGGGTGGGGCGGAGGAAGCACACACACTCAATAGTTCAATAAATACAGTGTGAATGTAACCCCAAGCAACAGGTTGCCAAACCCGTTCGCAGGCTTAAGGACAGGTCTGTGCTAAATTAAGCGGAAGCGCACAAGGTTTTCCTCCCTTGTTTCCCTTGTGTGTCAGGGTTGAGGTGGCCCCAGTAGTCGGACTGGGGCTCACCTCCCCGATCGTTGCATATCATTAATGTATGGTGTAACATGTACGGACAGGAGGAATCACACATGAGCAAGTTTGCAAAAGCACTATCAACAAAAAATACACCGTCAGCAGAAGACAGAATCAAGGCACAGCTTGATGATGAATCTCACAAGGATTTCATGGAAGCGATGAAGAATCCGGCTATATCAGCCAGCGCAATTCATCGTGCACTTAGGGATCTTGGCGTAGAAATTTCTGTAATGACTATCCAAAGATGGAGGCAGAAGTGAGTAGTAAGTTCTCAGAGTCGGTAGAGTTGCAGAATGAAATTACAGAACTTAGGCGTGCTCTTAAAACAAGCCAGCTTGCAGAGTCAAGATCCAAGATCAAGTCTCAAGGCGTCATTGATGCAGTTTATCGTGCTGCAAAAGATGCGGCTTTGGCTACTGGTAATGCGAATAGAACACCGGCGTTACCAAAAAAAGACACTCGAAAAGGGAAGGCAGAAGTTGCTCTTGTTCATGCCACAGACTGGCAGTGCGGCAAGAAGACACAATCATACGACATCGCAACTCTTTCAAGGCGAATGGAAGAATTTGCGAGTAAGGTGGTTGAGCTTACTGATATCCAACGGGCGCATCACCCAGTAAAAGAGTGTGTTCTCATGTTTGGCGGAGACATGGTGGAAGGTGTATCAATCTTCCCCGGCCAAGCATATGAGATAGAAGCACACTTGTTTGAGCAACTCTTTGAAGTGAGTCGCATCATGGAACAAATGGTACGCACGTTCTCTGCATACTTCGAGAAGGTTCATGTTGTATGTGAGTACGGCAACCATGGTCGATTAGGGCGCAAGGGCGACATGCCTGGTGGTGACAACATCGATCGTGTTGCTTACAAGATCACCAGCGACCGCACCGGAGACCTTAAGAACGTCACTTGGCAACAGTCTGGCGACTGGCACCAGATCGTCACGGTTGGAAACTATCGTGCGTTACTTGTACACGGAGATGAAATCAATAGCTTTGGTGGTAACACCCCGGCGTTTGGCATTCTCCGCAAGTGCAATGCATGGTCGACAGGCGTAGTTGATAGTTTTAAGGACGTGTACATGGGACACTTCCACACACCAATGACGCTTACAATGGCCAATGCAGGACGCATCTTTGTTTCCGGCTCACCTGAGTCACACAACGAATACGCTCGTGCGTTTATTGCAGCAGTTGGGCAGCCATCACAGAGATTACATTTCATCGACCCACAGAAAGGACGTGTAACTTCTGAGTACACGTGTTGGTTGGACTAATGAGAATCAAATCAATAGACAAGCAAGTAGAGTCACTTGAACCGTGGTCACTCGTAGAGGTGACTTGGCGTGACGCTTATGACGCATCCAATGGTTGGACTGAAACCGAAACATACAAGCCGGAAGATCAGATAGCTATCACGGTTGGTTATGTGTGGGTTGGCTGTCAAAAGCATTACATCACTTTGTGCGGCACATTCTTTTTACAAGAGTTGCCAAAGGTGCATACAATCGGTAACGTGACTCATGTTCCGATCGCAATGATTCAGTCGCTAAGAGTAATCAACAAACAAGATAAGGGAGAGAAGAATGCAAGGATTCAGATACGAGGTAGCGAAGCCCGAACACGGAAGCCAAGAGTGGCTGACAGCAAGGTGGAAGGATGAGGAGGGCTTAGCCCGAATCACCGCATCTGTTGCGTCAGCAGTTCACGGATTAAATCCGTATATGACGACAGCCGACCTCGCAATTGAGTTGTTGGCTGAAAACCCACCAGCACCAAAGAAAGCTAACGCGGCGATGGACCGCGGAAACCGACTCGAACCCGTCCTTATTAAATGGTTCGCAGACATTGAGGGAATCGAAGTTGGAACCCCCGAAGTTTTGTACGCCTTTAATACGGACGACAACTCGGTTCGTTTGTTGGCGACCCTTGACGGGATCACACCTGACGGAATCCCAGTTGAGATTAAGACGTCAAACAAAATGTGGACAGGTCAACTGAACGACATGTGGTACTGGCAAGGTGTGCATCAAGCAATCTGTGCCGACAGCGACAGGGTTGAGTGGGGCATCTTGGATAGCTCACTTGAGTTCCATCGTCACACACAAATAGTCACATCAGATGAGAAGCAGATTCACATTGACGCTTGCAGAAACTTTCTTGGTCACATCGATCAAGGTGTAGTGCCACCTGACGCTCAGATGAACTACGAGAATGCAAGTGCACTCAACCCAGCAAAAGCTGACACCAAGGAGCTTCCTGAAAGTTTCAATGAAGTGTTGTCAATGTTGGAGACAGCACGTAAGATGAAAGCTGACGCTACTTCGATGGAGGAAGAAGCAAAAACAGCCATCGCAATCGCACTTGAGGGTTGTGAGGTTGGAGCAATAAACGGCGATAAGGTGGTCACGTGGAAAGTATCCAAGAAATCATCTTTCGACACAACAAGATTCCAGTCAGAGCATCCGGCACTGGCGGAAAAGTTCATGAAGCAAACAGAGTACAGAACAATCAGAACAACAAAAAGGAGCAAGTAATGCCAATGTTTAACCTCGCAGACTACGAGACCGTTGAAGATCGGCTCGTCAAGTTTTGGGAAGACCACAAGAACGGACGTATTCTTACGTCGATTCACTACTACGACGAGAGTCGCATCCTTGTTCGTGCAGAGATCTACTTCAACCGTGAAGATGATCGTCCTGTTGCAACCGGATACGCAGAAGAGATCCGTGGTGCATCACCTGTCAACAAGACCAGCCATGCCGAGAACGCAGAGACCAGCGCAATCGGGCGTGGACTGGCCAACTGTGGCTATGCGACTAAGGGCTCACGTCCTAGCCGTGAGGAAATGGAAAAGGTTCAGCGCACTGACTACGTAGACTCATCTAATAACAAGCCTTACGCTCCAAAGCCATCAACACCTAGTCAGAACTATCAGAAAGCTAAGCAGGCATTCAACGCAGAAGAGGTTGGTGCGCCTAAGCCAGCTCCATCGATTAAGAACCCAGGTGCAACTGCATCAGAGAAGCAGCTT